CGGTCGAACTCCTCGGTGATGATCTTCGACCATTCCTCCCGTTTATCCATGTCGTTGCCGTAAGCGGTACGGACATTCGCGTAGGTCGGAACCTCGGCGAACACATCATAGAAGGCTGACATGGCCAACGTGAGGAACGCTTCCGACTCGCGGAAGTTCACATTGGTTCGGAACGCCTGATTGTTACGACGTAGTTCGGCGGGGTTGTACGGAGGATTGCCATCAACCAGACCGCGCAACTTGGCTCGCGTATTATTCCGAAGCTCGTCGGCCATGATGAGCTTCTGGAAGATTTCACGGGCCGATGCCGCGTCGGCTATGCGCGTCTCTGGCGCTTTACCGTCTTCGTTGAGGGTTTCAAGCGGCAGTTGGGCTATTGATCCGTACATGGTCGTTTTTTCCAGCAGTGGGCCGGAAGGTTTTTGTTCTCTGTAGCGTCTGTAAATTTATGGAGCGTTTCAATGGGAAACCACACCATGCTCCTGATAAAGCAACCGCAAAATTCGCAGCTTTGCAGCGATTCGTCCAGAGGTGTGCTGCCGTGCTGAGAAAAAGTTTTTACCGCTTCTTTCAGCACCCGAGCGTTGCAGCCGGTGCATCCGAGCGGTTTACGGTTGTACATGCAGGTCGAGCAAATTGACGCCCTGCGCGTCGCCTCCGCTTGGCTCACCTTGCCTCCGCCAACGGTCAGCCCATGAAGCAAACTCATGCTGAACCGGATTACATCTCCAATCTGGAGCGATTTGCGGCCTTCCGGCTTTGGAATCTCCACCTCATTGAACATGCAGTCAGCCCCGTTACGACACGCATACTCGGTGATTAATGTGTCAAGATTGGGCGGGATGGGTATCGCGTTGGCCGTGTAATGGTTACGAACGAACTCATGGAGCTGCGGCCATGATCCGCCCATGATTTCAATCCCAGTCTCGGGGACGCGGTAATGCCATCCGCCGGGGATGACCATGTGTTCGTTCAGGACTTTGTAACCCGTCTTTGCGCTCATAAGTCGTCGTAATAGATCGAATCAGCGTCTCGAACGAGCTTTTCCCAGACTTTATCCATCTTGGTTGCTCGCGGTTCGAGAACAGCGGTTTTGCGGACTAGATCAAGCAAGACTACAGCAGCGTCGGCCAAATCAGGCGATTTTCCGGTTCGCTGCTTCATCACGGTCTTGGATTCGACCGATATCTTCCGCTTGGAATCATCAAACATGCGCGAGCAGAACTCCTGCAATGTCTCGATGTCCACGCCTCCGACACGCTCTTCGATGACCCATTTCCGCATCGAGAACCAAAGTTCCGTCACCTTGCGGTCGTATGCCTCATTGCATGGCCGACTATCCTCATCGCTGACCGGAATGGTTGACGGCGAGCCGCCGAACTCGACGCGGTGAACAACACCCCATTCGCGGGTCAGAATGTCAGCCAAACCTCCACCCTCACCGCTTGAATCCAGAGCGAACTTGTCAGGCGGTATGCTTCGCTTGATGCACTCTTCTTTGACCCGATTGGCAATCTGGTAGTGAACCGGCTCGGTCAGCGCGGCATTTGGAGAGATTTGGACGACATCGCCAAAAAGTATGCTCAGCTTGTCATTTGCGGTGCCAACCTTGGCAAAGCGAAGGATACACCTGTCGCCGCCGAAACCAGGGTCGAGAGCTGCCACCTGCTCGACATTGGTCGTAAACGTCAACTTTCTTGTAGGTGTGTGCGTCTCGATCAGTGATTCGGACAGCACCGTCTTGACCATACCATCCGGCGCCCAGAATCCGCGTGTGTACTTCCAGAACGTAGGGCTTTGCTCACCCTCATGTCGCATAGCGGATAAAACCTGATCATGCGTTATGAGGTATGGATACTTGGTTCGCCCTTCGCTGATGTTCGGCGACTTCATGCCGTCGAACCGTCGGCACATGCCGCGTTCTGTCAGCCAATGCTGATCTTCAATCGTTACGCTCCTCCAACCCTTTGCCGGTGTGCAGAATCGTCCGTGCGGATCGTACTTCGAAGCGGGGTTTCCGATGACCAACATCTTGAATTCGCGGCAACCCTTGGAAAGGTTGGTACACGCCTCGAAAGCCGCCTCTGGCGTGTCAGTCGCTTCGTCGATGATGACCATCACGCGTTCGGCATGGATACCCTGGATGTTGGCCACAGCCTTCGCCGTATTGCCTTCCGCGACAGCAATGGCCGATATTGAGTGTCTGTCGTCACCTTTAATGGCCTGAAGCGCCATCTTGGAATCGACCATGTTGCCGGGAAACCCACGCGACTTACGGACCAGATCCTGAAGATTGGCCCACATACGCTTACGGATCATCTTCGCTGTCGTCGAGGTCAGGACAACGGTGGACTTGGAAGGATTGGCCAACCACCAGACGGTAGCGAAAAGAGTCGCTCCGAACGTCTTGCCGGATGCGCCGCAGCCAGCCCAGCCGACATAATCGTGTTCGCAGAGACTTTCGACCTGAGCTTCCAGCCACGGATTCCAGCTCAGCTTCGGCCAGAGCATCTTTGTGGCGTTCTGAAAATGCTCAAAAGTGCCTAAACCACCCTCGTTTGGCTGGAGTCGATTTCGGAATGCGTAAAGTTCCAGTTCTAGGTCTGGAATCTTGACGGGTGAACGTATCCCGTACTTATGCTGAATCAGTGGATGCTCGGACGCTTGCTCTGCCATAGTTTGGCCTTGCAATAGTTCACTCTGGACTTGACCGTCTGGCAAAGGAAAAATATGCCGTCGCAACTTGTTTCTTCATCCGGCTGTTGCCAGCCTTGCGACTCCGAGCCGGTTGTCGTGAATATCCCCGGCCCTCAAGGTCCGGCTGGAACCAACGGCACGAATGGCACGAACGGAATCAATTCGTTCACCTACACGACCGCTCCGTTCTTCGTCCCGGCACTCGGTTCGAGCGTCTACGTTTACGTCGATAACACCGATTTCTTGCCAGAATCCGTCGCTGGCCAGTTCTTCGTATCGGTTCAGGGTCTTGGGTACATGCAGGTTACGTCGGTTGACGGTCTGCGCCTGACGCTCCAAAACCCCGCTGCTGGAGTCCTGGGAATTGCCAATGCTGTTCCGACTACGCTGATTCCGACTGGTTCGCTTATCACGCTTGCCGGTGCGATTGGGGCGACTGGCGCTCCCGGCGTATCTGGTGGCGCTCCGGTTGGAGCGACGTACATTTGCCGCACTTCGGATGCGACTCTGACGAGCGAGACTGCTCTTGATTCTCTGTCTGCTGGCTACATCAAGACTCAAGGATCGAGCGGTTTTGGTGCTGTTTCGACGGTTTCCACGATTCCGATTGCTGATGTCACCGGAACGGTTCCGGTTGCGAAGGGTGGCACGAACCTGACGACTGCTCCGTTGAACAAGATTCCGGTGGGCGATGGTTCGACCTACCTCCAGAAAGAGATTGTCGGAACGCTTCCGATTGTCGTTACGAACAGCGCGGGAAACATCACGCTGTCGGCTCCGTCGATTGTTCCATTCAGCTACGTCACGTTTACGCGCAGAGTTACCGGAATCGGTGCTGCAAATGCCCCGCTGCTGGTTGGCGCTACGACCACGAATCCGTTCAGCCTGACAACTTATCCGCTGGCATCGTACGCCGGAGTTGATACGGCATCTGGATTCAATGCGACACTCGGACGGTTTACCGTTCCATTTACCGGATACTACACGATTGACGTTTTGCTCAATCTTGACGCGGTAACAACCACCGCGTCGGTCAGGGTTTTCATTAGGAAAACCGGCTCCGACATCATCGCGTCGTTTCCGTTCAACGTGACAAGTTCTGGGTTTCAGCCGATATCAATGAACTACATTGATAACGCGACTTCAGTGTCAAACTACTACGAGGTTTTTATCAGCACCACGCACGATATTTACGTCGATCAAGGCTCCTCGTTCTCTGTTCAGCGGATTCAGGCTTAAACCATGAGCGAACGCGCACCACGGAGGTACACGGACGGATCTGTCACCTTTGAGGGTGGCATCGATTCCGGCGTGATGCCGTCGGAAGTGGACAAGAATCAGGTGGCGTTCGCGGTCAATGCCAGCTTCCGGCAAAGCTACGTCTCTCCTCGCCCCGGTTTTGTTCAGAAAGATTACGACCTGTGCGTCACCATCACGGCTGACAACGATCAGATTACCGCTGATCAGACGAATGTGACAGCGGATGGCTGGTCGGAAGAATGCTACGGCCCTCAGTCGCTGACTGGCACATTCCAATGTGCGCTTCCCTACATCGCCGACGATGGACGCACGTTCATCCTGATGCTGATCAGCGGTAACGTCTGGCTGTACGACACGGAGCAGAACAAGGCTCAGAACCTGACGGTTTCACCGGATCTTGAGAACCCGTCGAACCTGCTTGATGGCTGGATGGTTCAGGCTGAGAACTTCGTCGTCATTCAAGATGGGTTCAGCAAGCCGTTGATCTTCAACGGAACGAATCTGCGCCGTGCTACGGATGACGAAATCAAGTGCGGCAGAATGATGGCCTACGTCAATGGCCGCATCTGGTACGCGCTGCCGAATGGATTCTCATTCCGTGCGACTGACATCGTTTATGGAGATGGAACGCGAGCCAGTGTTCTCAAAGAAACCGAGAACACCTTCCTCAATGAAGGCGGCGACTTTGCGGTTCCGTCGGATTCAGGAGGTATCACGGCAATGGCCGTCCCAGGGAATCCAGATACGTCGCTTGGGCAAGGGCCGCTTCTAGTCTTCACGCCTCGTTACGTTTTCAGCGTAAACGCTCCTGTTGATCGTGAGGTTTGGAAGAACCTGAACTATCCGATTCAGGCCATCAGCTTGCTTACGAGCGGTGCGCTTGGTTCTCGGTCGGCCATCACTGTCAATGGCGATGTATTCTACCGCGCTGTCGATGGCGTTCGCTCCTTTATCATCGCTCGTCGCTCGTTCAATGACTGGGGAAATACACCCATCAGCAACGAGATTCTGAACATTGCCGAGAACGATCAGACTAATCTGCTGTGGGCCAGCTCTGCGGTCGTGTTCGACAACCGTCTGCTGATGACTGGCCAACCTCGGTACAATGCCGAGGGCGTCATTCACAAAGCGCTGATGGTCTTGGACTTCGACCTGATTACGTCGCTGCGGAAGAAGTTTCCTCCGGCTTGGGCTGGAATCTGGACCGGCCTGAATGTGTTGCAGCTCGTCAAGACCGAGAACGCTTACGGTGACAGGTGCTTCTCAATCGCTCGCGGATCGGACGACACGATTCAAATCTGGGAGATTACGAAGGGCGACAAGTTCGATAACAACATCACTGACGGTAAGAAGGAAATCGAATGGATGGTGCAGACTCGCGCCTACAACTTCGAGGTTCCTTTCGGACTGAAGCGGCTCGATTCCGGCGACTTGTTCATTGACTCGCTTGAGGGTGATGTTTCGTTCAACGTCACCTATCGGCCAGATCAGTATCCTGGCTGGATCGAGTGGATCGACTTCTCCGAATGCGCGACGACGACGCAGTGCTTGGATCTGTGTCCGCTAACAAACTTCAAGCCGCAGTATCGCCCGAAGATGCGTTTTCCGACGCCTTCGGATGCGCCGTGCAATGAGACGATCAGCACACCGGCTCGGAATCTCTACGAGGTTCAGGTCATGCTGAACATCATTGGGTATTGCCGGATAAAGAGTATTCGCGTTCACGCCTACGATGTTCAGGAGCCGAGTGTCGGTGAATGCCGGACGGTGTATCCGGCCTGCACTCCGCTTGATGTCTGCGATATCAATCCGCTGACCTACACATCGGAATCGGTTAATCCTCTCGCATAACAAAGATATGCCAAATCTTACTCTCATCACGCTGACTCCGCCGAGCTTGCCGGTCGGATATTGCCCGACCAATTACCAGCAGTTGGCCAACGATGTCATCAGCGGCACTCAGGCAAACTTCAACAGCTCGATTGGAAACTCGTTTTTCAACTTTGGACCGACGACTCCGACGCTGAACAATCAGGTTTACCCGTGGCTCGATAACAACGGTAACTGGTGGGTCTTTCAGGGTGGATATTGGTCGAGGGAGAATCCTGTTGTCGCAAACAGCAGCGAACGCCGCATCTTTGTTGGAACGAGTGCCGATGTCCTCTCTTACGATGGTGGCGATGGAACGGTTTACTCTGGAAACCCTTACGCCGGTTCGATGTGGGCTATCGACACGAATTTCGAAGCCCGATTCCCGGTCGGCGCTGGAACGTTTGCGGCGAGCGGAGTTGTCAGCGTCAACGGAACGACCACCTCGACAGCCATTGCCGGTGAGGACAAGCACACGCTTGTTACCGCAGAGATGCCGTCGCACACGCATCAGATTCTCGACCAGTACATCAATCTGGTTCAGCGCGGAACCGCTGACAGCGGTGTGTTCAGCGCGACGAATCGTTCGGAAGGCGTGGCCAACCTGCTGCCTACCACTTCGTCCGGTGGAGATGCGGCGCACAACAATCTCCCGCCGTTCTACGGTGTTTATTTCATCAAGCGAACCGCCCGAGTCTACTACACCAAATGAAGCTGATCGTCCAAGATATCAGGTCAACGATTGCTCGGGCTATCGGCGTTTGCGTCGATGACGCGCGCGTTTACGACTACATCAATCAGGCCTGCCGCCGACTGCTTCACAAGGGTCTGTGGGCCGGTGCGTACGGACGCTTCACGATTCATACCGTTGGCGGCTGCATCACTTGGCCGCGTCAGATCGAGACGATTGAAGCTGTCGCCGATTGCTGCGGAGTCGGAACCGTTCGCAATCAATGGTTCGAGTTTCAGGAAACCGGATACGGCCTTCTCAATGGAAACCAAGTGTGCGTCGGCAAGCAGCTTATTGACCGTGGCACTGTGGTTTCTTACCGCGACATGTCTGGCGGTACTAACAGCTATCTTCGAGTCTACCCTGGTGATGCTTCGGATGTCGGCAAGACCATCACCTTGCAGGGCGTCGATCAAAACGGTCAGTGGATTCGCACCCAGAGCGGTGGCGTGTGGATCGACGGAGAAAAGCTAACGCTCGCTTTGCCGTACGTTCAGTCTACCAAGAAATTCACCGAACTGACCGGCGTCATTCGTGAGGCGACGAACACGGTGAGTCGTTTGTACGAGTACGACGCTACGACCGCGCTTGAGACGGATCTGGCAGTTTACGACCCTGATGAAACTTTGCCGCAGTATCGTCGCAGCTACCTCGCGGATCGTTGCAACAATGAGGCGGACAAGCCGGTGACGGTGATGGCGAAGATGCGCCACATCAACGCGACGAGCGTGAATGACTACCTCATTCCTCCGTGTCCTGATGCCATCAAGCTGATGGTCATGGCAATTCGGAAGGAAGAGAACGATTTGATTCAGGAAGCAGTGGCCTACGAAGCCAAAGCTGTTCAAGCTGTGCAGGAACAGACGATGCAGTATTTGGGCGACGCTGTTCACACGATCCGAATGGTCGGAGTCGGGTTGAATGGCGGAGGATTTTACCAGTGGTTCTAATGGGCAAACTCTTTCAAATTTGCGGTCTTCCGAGATTTGGATCGGCATTCATGTCGGTCCTTTTCTCGTTGGAAGCGGACTGCATTGGCCTACATGAGCAGGGAGCGACTGATCCGAATTGGCGGAAGTCGATTAAAGAGTATCGCTCTCGTTACAAGTACGTCGCCGACTGCTCGACTTACGGATATCTTCCGAAAGCTTTCGTCGAGGACTCGATCAAAGTGTACGTCAAAAAGAATCCCGAGTCGTCGGCCAAAGAATGTTCCGAGCGATTCGGCTACGAGATTCATCTTCCGACGGTTCAAGCGTTGCGCGAGTACGCTGACAAGTGGGCAGCTGCTCACAACGTGATGACAATCGGTGAAGACGAGCTTTTTAAGGTGGATACTTTGAGGCGTGTGTGGGTTCATTGCTTCCAGAACGAGCGAGCTTTTCCTGAGGAAAAGGCTGCACGACTGGTTACCATGAACATCCAACGTCACGAACCTGAAAAGGTGTTCTCGATTGAGAACGGCAATCGTCTTGCGAAGGAGGTATTTTAATTTATGGGAGCTATTCTAGGTGGTGCGGCAATTCTGGGTGCGAGCAGCTTGCTTGGCGGTCTTCTCGGAAAGGGAAGCAAGCCGAAGATTCCCGAGTTGAAGCCGATCAATTTCGAGCAGGAACAGCAGAAGGCGATTCAGCAAAACATCGCGTCGCTCGAACCTGCGACTGAGTTGGCCAGAAAGACGACCGCTGCTGAGCAGACTCAGCTTGAGGAGCAGCTTCGTCGTGCGATTCCTGGTTACGATCAGATCGTTCAGCAGGCCAGCAAGAACATCGGATCAGCTTTGCGCGGTGAATTGCCGACTGATGTTGCTGCTCAGATTCAGCGTTCGACCGCTGGACGCGCTCTTGCCGGTGGATTTGGTGGCGCATCTGGATTTGGTAGAGCTTTGACCGCGCGCGATCTTGGGCTGACTTCGTTGCAGCTTCAGAATCAAGGTCTTGCTCAAGCTCAGAACTTCATCCAGCAGCAGCGAGCGTATGGCATGACTCAGCCGTTCTCGGTGAGCAGCATGTTCATCACCCCTGCTCAGCGTGTTGGTGTTTTGCAGAACCAGCAGCAGGCGATGTACAGCCGGAATCTTGCCGCTGCTCAGGCCGCTGCGATGCCTGATCCTACGCTTGCTGCGATTGGCGGAGCGCTGTCTCAGGCTGGATCGTTCGCTGGTGGCGCTTACATGCAGCGTGGATTGATGCAGCAGATGCCGCAAACCGGTGGAGCCGGTGGTTCTGGGTACGGATTTGAAAACTCTGGAACCGTCAGCGGAGGAACGATCGATTACGGCACCGGAGAAACCGCTCGACTTGGAACTCCGTACGCTAACCCGATGTCTCCATCTACCGTTTACGCTGTTCCTCCTTCTTCCTACTACCCTGGAATTCGCTGATTTATGGCCGACGAAACTCTTCAAGCATTTCAGCTAGGCGCAAGCCTCTACGACCGCGCGCAGACGCAGAAGCGGATGATGGAGCAGTTCAATCTGCAACTGGCTGATCAGGCGATGCGTAAGGAGCATTACGACATCCAGAACAAGATTGCGACGGACAACGCCAAGCGCACTCTTGATGAGCAAAATGCGTTCAATCAAGACCTCCCGTTGATCCAAGATTGGCAGGCTCAATTCTTGAGATGGAACGCCGCCGGAAAACCTAACGATCCATTTCCTGCTCCTCCCACAAACCTCAAGAGCGCGACTGGACTCAAAATGCTTGGAGATATGAGCGGACCAGTTCTCCAATCGCTTCCGATGATGAGGAATCAGGCGTTGGGAAGAACCGCGTATGAAAAAGAAATGGAATCTCTCAACAACGAGATAAAATTTCTTACGGAAAACGGAAAAAGTGATGTTGTTCTAAAATACAACCGTGGGATTAACCCTGAAACCAATCAGATCGACCTTAATGCAAGGGACGCGATTTTTAACGCTTCCAAGCCTTTGAGAGAACAAGAATCTAGGCTGAAAAGACTCGCCGCTGTTGGACTTGCTGGACAAAGAACGACCAAAGAAGGTCTTAAAAACCTTTTGGCATCTGGAGAAATTGATCAAGCCGAATACGATCGGCTTCTTCCAACCGCAAGAACAGAAGGTGGCGTGGTTGCCCAGCGAGCCGAAAAGGCTTTGGATGGACTTAAAAAACAAGGCATCGTTCAGAATGATTCTGACGAAACGAATGCCATGACGTTTTTGATGGGAGCAAATCAAGGAAGAGTTCCGGCTGACATTTTGAAGTCGCTCAACGCTTCAAATGGAGCCGTCGTTGAACTTGATGACGCATTCAGAAAACTTAATGCGTTTGAAAATAAATATGGAAAAGGGTCTTTTTCCGAATATGTAGGACCGCTTGATGCTCCAATTTTTGACTTAAAAGGAAGGTTTGCTGGATTGACGTCGAAAGAGCAGGAAGACGCCAGAGATATTCACTCAAAAATTAAACTGGTTGTTACCGATTATCAGAACAACAAATATGGAGCCACTCTAACTCCGTCAGAAGAAAACAACCTCAAGAAGATTGTAAGCTCACCTTCCAGAAACGATTACATGCAGGTCATATCAGCTTTTAATAGCAACTTGCGCTCTGGAGCTGAAAACAAGATTTGGGATTTCAGGTTTTCACCTGACATTCCTTACGACTTGAAAAAGAGGTATCTTGAGGGTGCCAGACAAAAATTTGAGTTTGGACAGACTAGTCAGCCCAAACCTGCAACTCTTTCATCTGGAGGCATCAAGATCGAATCCGTTGAAGTCATACCGTAATAACTATGCCAAAATTTGCTGTAACGGTTAACGACAACGGAGTTCGAAAGCGCGTTGTTTTGGAGTCCGATACGCAGCCGACAGAAGCTGACGTTCTTTCTGCGTTGAGCGGATCGGCGCAGCCATCAGGTCCTGCTACTATCGCCGAAATGCGTCGGCGTGAAGAAGCTGGCCAAGTCTCCGCGTTGACTCCTGCTCAGGTTCAGGCGCAGGTTGGTTCTCCTCAGCAGCTCGAACAGGCGGTTCAGGATGCGAAGGATGTTGGCCAAAAACAGGAGGGGTTTCTTGGAACACTTAAGGAAACATTTAGAGGACTCGGGGCAGGAGGATCTGGTCTTGCTGGCGGAGAAGTAGCTTTCGCCCCAGTCGGTGATAGCCCTGAAG